ACTGTGTTGTAGATCGAGCTGGCCGCAGAGCTGACCGTGCTCTTAATGTTGTTCCAGTTGGTGCTGACCGTCGTCTTCAGATCGCCGACAGCCTTGCCGACCTTCTCACCAACGCCCTGCCAGTAGTTGATGACGTTATCCTTGAGCTCAGCGCAGGCCGAGACGATCTCGTCCCAGTTGCCGATGAGCAAAGCGCCGACAGCGATCAGGCCGCCGATCACGCCAACGATGACAGCGACCGGGGCACCGATGGCCGCGATGGCCGCGCCCAAAATCGGCGCGAAGATGATCAGAGAGCCGATTCCCGTCAGGATCGAGCCGATCAGTCCGAGGACCGGGCCGACAGCCGCGACGATGAGGCCTATCTTAATGATCAGATCCTGCGTCTCAGGATCCAGCTTTTGAAACCAGTCAGAGAACTTCTTGACGTATTCCGTAACCTGCTCAATGATCGGGCCCAGGGTGGAAGCCAGCGCCCCGCCCAGCACGATGGCGTCGTTCTTGAGCTGATTGATGCTCTTTCCGAGCTTCGAGCTTGTGGTCTCTTCGAGCTCGTCAAAAGCCATCTGCGTGGTTCCCGCTGCGCCTTCCATGGATGACATGGCACCCTTGAAGTCCTCGGAATGCTGCATGATGACAGCCGCTGCCTTCGAGGCTTCCTGTGATCCGAACATATCGGCCACTGAGCTGCCGGTCTCTTCAGACTCTTCCTGCAGCACACCCATCACATCCGACAGGTCCCAGCCGCTCTCCATGAGCTCTGAGAAGCTCTTGCCGGTCCGCTTCCTGACGATCTCAGAGACCTTCGTGCCACTCTTGCCCAGCTCGTTAAGCATGCCGTTCAGGTACGTGGTTGACTCTGCCGTGCCTATGCCGTTTTTGGTCAGTGTCACGTAGGCAGAAGAGATGTTATCGAGGTTCGTGTTGAACATGGCGGCCGTCGGGATAACCTTGCCGATGCTGGCGCCCAGCTGGGCGACTGTCGTCTTACCTAAGTTCTGCGTGGTGATCAGCTTGTTGGATACGTCAATCGCTTCCTCAGTGCTAAGGCCGTACGCATTGAGCGCCGTGGTCAGCACGTCCGTGGCCGTTGCTGAGTCCGTAAAGCCTGCCTTTGCCAGCATATTGGCCGTCTCGACAAAACCGACAGCCTTGTCCGTAGCCTGCCCGGCAGACATAGCGCCATAGACCGCCTCTGCGATATCAGCCGCCGCAACGCCGGAACGGTTGGACAGTTCCATAATCTGACCTTCGAGCTCGTCAAGCGGCACCTGCGTCTCATCTGCGATCGTGCCGACCTTAGCGATAGAATCCTCGAAGGATGCATAGCTCTTGAAGCTGTAGCCGCCGAGGGCCGCAAGGGGCAGGGTGACGTAAGTCGTCAGTTTCTTGCCGACATCCTGACAGATGCCGCCGATGGCCTGCAGCTTCTCGCCCACGATCTTGGCCTGCTGTGCTCCGACGCTTCCGAAGTCTTCCGCCTGCTTCTTCAGGTCCTTCAGGTCGGCCTCTGTAGCCGCGATCTCCCTCTGCAGGGCGTCGTAGCGATCCTGACCGAGGTCTTCAGGAGTGACGTTCTCCGACGCCTTCCGGAGCTGTTTCAAGCGCTCGCTCGTATCATTTACGGCCTTCTTAAGTGCTTTCTGCTTCTGCGTGAGCAGTTCGGTGTTGGACGGGTCAAGCTTCAGGAGCTTGTTAACGTCCTTGAGCGCCGACTTGGTCGTGCTTAACTGCTTATCAACGCCTTTCAGGGAGTTGACCAGCTTGTCGGTCTTGCCCTCTATCTCGATAGTGATGCCCTTAATCCTGCCTGTCGCCATGGCCCTCACCTCCTTTAAAACTTATCAAAATCCGCTTGTGTCGCCACATAATCGTAAGTCTCCGCGTCATTACTGCTCTCTACCATCATGTCGGTCAGCGTGCCGACATCAAGCAGGGCCATGTCCGCGATGGATATGCCCATCTGAGCGCAGCGGAGCAGGAAGACTGCGAGATTCAGGCGTCTTTCTGTTGGTCGCTGTTTTTTTTAGCGGTCGACGTGCTGATCGTCGTCCCCAGGTACAGCTGGAGGACATCCTGAGCCGCCAGCGTGATGTCGAGCGGGCCGAACTGAGTCAGCCAGTCGACCATGTCAGCCTCTGAGAGCTTGATGCTGGCCGGGTGCGGCTCTTCTGCCTGCTTTGCCATGACATAGGCCAGCTTGTTGGCCATGTCGGCGTTGTCGCCCTCGTCGCCCGGGTTGGCAAAATAGGAAATCAGGTCGCCGCCGAAAGCGAGCTTGTATAGATACGGGGTCGCACCGTCTGCCCTCATGGCTACGTCCTTGTCCCCGATTTTAATCGTCTTAATCATTCGGAACTCCTTAAACAGCAAAAGGCCCCCGACAGTGCGGAGGCCGTGTTGGTTTGGTTAGACTGTCGGCACCACAACAGCGTTGTAGAAATCCGCATAGGAAGGGTCGCCGGTCGAGCATTTAGCTTTGACGATGTTGTCCTGCGGTCTTGCGCTTGCTGTGATATCCATGGACTCGGTCTGCGGCTCGATACCGCCCGTCGGGGTGGTCTCTGAGGATACAGACGGGCGGGTCGCCTTAACATTATAAAAGACGTGACGGGTCGCGTTCACATCATTCTCAAACTGGAAGAGCAGGGCGAAAGCCTTAGGCTTGGCGTCTGCCTTCTCGTACTGAAGCCCGCTCGTTGCGTCCTTAATCTCGCCCATGACATCCTTGAGGAAGGAGTCCGGAACGAGGGCCACTTCAAGCGTGCCGGTATAACCATTATTGGAAACGCTCGTCCAGTAGTCGATGTTGTCGGCTCTGAACGGCGTGGTCTCGCCCTCCTGATCGAGGGAAAGGCTGACGGCGCCGGGGATAGCTACGGGCGTGCTGTAGGTGCCCTGCTCGTCGTCAAGCACTGCGTAATAGACCTGTGAGAGGCCATATTTAACCTTAGCCACTGATTAACACCTCCGTGGTATATGTCTGCATGTACATCTGCTCGTCGCTCAGATAGCCGCCCTCAGCGGTATACGGGAGCCCGGCGCCATTGAGTGCAAGCTCAACCTTGCGCTCCAGCTCGAAGTCCTTGTTATCCGTGTAAAGCTCAATCTGCAGCTGACGAATGCGGATGTAGTTGGTATTGTCGGCAGAAAAATCGTCACTGCCTGGATAGATAAAACAAATAAAAGGCGGCTTGCGCTCCTCATCGTCTGACAGGTCGAAATGATCGTAGGCGTAGGGCAGGCCGATGCTCTTGATGAGCTTTGAAACATCTTGATATGTCATTTTAGTGATACCCTTATCTGTTTCTCGAAATCGCTGGCTATCTGCTCCTCGACCTTGGCGATGTGCGGATGCGCCGGTGTGCGCGGGTATGTCCTGCCTGTCCCGTTGCGGGTGACGTGCCCATGTTCGAGCAGGTGAGCGAGGCCGGGCCTCGCCTTGTTGTAGAGGACTGCAGAGGCGTCTAAGCGCCTGACCTCAGCCTTGAAAGTCCACCCTGCCGCATACTTGCCGGAGAGCCTCGGGGACACCTTGCGGAGCGTCTTGGCGCCTGCCCTTGCGACCTTCCGGACGCACTCGGCGCTTGTCCGCTCCACTTCATCGGCGTACTCATCAAGGATTTTTGACAGCTCTGCCGCCAGCTGCTCGCCCGGGTCCCTAGCCATGGATGCCGCCTTTCCGCTCGCAGTAGAGCTCGACGGTGTCGTTGCGCCCCAGAAATGTGCGGTAGACAGCGTATCGTCTGCCAGAGTATTCCACAACGGGCTCATTCTCGTAATCGTACCTGAACAGCGTGAACCGGAGCTCCGGGTTTAGGCCGTTCCTGCCGCCGTCGAAGAACTCCTGCCGGGTTACGGAATCCACCTGGCAGAAGACCTGCCGGGCCGTCTCCGAAGTCTGCCACACGCCAAACTCGTCCTGTGACTGGGCAACACTGACCAGCAAGATGACGTTGGACATGTCCATTAAACACCACCCCAATCCGTATAGCCGGTGCAAGTCACAAGCTGCGCTTTCTGCTCGTCATAGCTTCTTTTGAGACGGTCATACTCATCCGGCTGTCCGAAATGCATCTTGCAGTAGGTCGTGACGGCCAGATTGCAAACCGCATCAAGTTCGGCAGGCAGCTCCACTCCGGCGATGCCAAGGTCGAGCTTTGCCGCCTCGATGAGCCCGATCAGCTGCGAGTCAAAGGCGGTTGTCGTCAGTCTGAGCGCAATCTTCACATCGTCTAAAAGTGCCATGCTTAGCCTTCTTTCTTTTTTGCGGCAGTCTTCTTGACCGCCTTAACAGGAGCAATCTCAATGAGGCCAAGAGCAAGAAGCCGTCTGGCCTCCTGCTCCGTAACCTCAAGCTCCTGCTCGGCAGAAAATCTGACTGCTGTGTCTCGCAGGAGTTTAATCTTCATGGTCAGCCACCTTATGCGCTTTTCTTGATTACGCAGAAGCGGCCGCAAGCTGTTACGGCATGGCCCATCGGCAGGCGGCCAACAACCTTCACAAGGTCTTTTTCCGCCATGGACAGGTCATCAATCTTAATAGTCGGGCCATAGCCGTTCGGGAAGTTGGCCTGTACGCCGTCAAGGTCGCCAACGATAACGTTGGTGCCGCAGTCAGAGCAGAACAGTACAGGCAGGCCATCGAACGGATCAATGCCATACTGTGCACCAAGCTGGATACCCTTGTACTCTGCGTATACAGCCTTGGACATGATGACAACAAGGTTTGTAGCCTCATCGGAAAGCTGTGCGACAGCGTTCACAATATCGCCTGCCGCTCTGGTAGTCACTGTGATAGCCGCGACAGATGCGCTGTCAGCATCGGCAGTTGCAGGAGCGTTCACGATATCAGCGATGATAAGGGCCACGGCCTTGCGGACGATCTTGTACTCGATCTCGTCCATGATGTAGTCCAGGAACTCGGAGCCTCTCATATCCATAACTTCATCAGAGAACGTGATCCATTTCTTGATGGTCTCCGGAACGAGCTCGGCGATGCCAAGAGTCAGCACTTCCTCTGCTACAAAGCCAGCGCCGGAAGTAGCACCCTCGGTATGGATGCCTGCATCAGTCGCAGAAATCTCAAAACCAACCTTAAGGTTTCCCTTGATGAAGGTCTTGCGGATACGGCTCATGATGGGATCGTTCTCCCAAGCTGTGCGGATGCGGCCCTCGACCAGCGTCGGGACTGCTACGGTGCCGTTGTTTGCGTTCTCAGTAAGCAGAGCACGGCACTCGGCATCATCGCCGGTCTTGATATACTCTGCATATGCATTAGCATATTCTGCGCTGTTTCTAATCTCTTCAAAGTTAGGCATGCTTCTCTCCTCCGTCTTAATTTCCTTAACAACAACGCCGTCACCCTGTGCGACGGCTGCTCTGATTTCAGCTTTCTGAGCCTCGGCGCTTCTGCGGTTCTGCAGTTCCTCTCTGATAGCACGGGCCTCTTCGCTCAGCGCGTCAAGGTCTGCCTCAGGAGCGTCAATTTCTGTCGCAATGGCAGCTCTGCGCTCTTCAAGTTGTTCAATCGTCATATTCTTGAAATCCATGACTAAACCTCCAGTAGAATTTTGATCTGTTTCTTCTTGCGCTCAATCGCCCGGGCTTCTGCCTTTGCACTCTCCAGTGATTCCTTTGCACTCTCCAGTGTTTCGGAAAGGCCTCTTGCCTGAATCGAAGTTGCTTCATATGCAGGGAAGGTCACAGCAGACACTTCAAAGACTTTGCTGATGGTTCTGATGTGCCTTGTCGGATGCCCCGACTCCAAATCTTCCCAACTATCCTCATCGACTCCAAACATGAAAGACATTCCGGAGATGTCCCCACGCTCAACAGCCGAGTATAGGCTTCTCGCTTCGGCATTATTCTCCGTGTCCAAATCAACACGAATCATCATGCCCTTACCTTCCACGACTTCCATCTGCATGGTCGAGTGCTCGTTGTTGTTGCGAGACCTCGCCAGCGGGATCATGTCGGTATTGTGATTAACTAAAAAACGCACATCACGGAGGTCCGCCTCTGCGAGTGCGCCAGCATCAATTATTTCGTCACACCATCCCAGGTCCGTCCGCTCGTTGTACACGATCGGCATCCCGGTCAGCGTATGGCCGTGCTCGTCATCGACGCCCGCACGGACTTCAAATTCAAACGTCCTGATTTCCTTTTTCATCAGGGCCTCCTTCCTGCACCTTGTCATCGGCGTTCCAATACTCGCCGCGAATGATCCGGACATCGCCACCCTCAACCGGCGGCATGTTCCAGATCTCCCTGATCTCGTTAATGCTCATAATTCCTCTATCCAGCATCTGGCTCGACACGTTCAACTTTTCCGTGTTGCTCAGGTACTGCAGGCGGTTGGCTGTCGCCATAACCTCGTTACCCTGCGACTGCTCACGAAAAGTAAACAGCATCTTGGTCATGACCTCGGAGAACTGGATGGCGAACGGTTCAATCGCACCCTCGTAGAATGCTGCCCACGCATCACCGTAGGCCTTATTCTGGAGCACGTCCTCGTTAACACCGAAATACTCGAAGACGTTCTCACGGATCGTCTTCATCTGCTCGGCATCAACTACCCAAGGGCTGGCCTTGACCTGCTGAATGTCTTTGTAAGAATTTGGGAAGAGGAGCAGGCCTCCGCCTTCTGCGTCCTTACTGAAGTTCTCAGAAGTGAAGCGTTTGCGTTCTTTTGCGAGGTCTTCTGGCTTGGCGAAATTGGAAAGCTGAGCCCAAAATCTGTAAGTCGCCGCCGACTTGACGCCTTCCTTGATGCCCTGATTCTGAATATGGATCAAGTCCATCGTCGGGAAGAGAGCGGCGTTGCTCTCGCCCATGAAATCGCTCTTGTACTGATGCCGCACCATGATTCCGCAGAGGTCGAACTCGATGGCCGCCTTGGTGCGGTTGCCGAATTCATAGCGCAGATACGGCGTGTCGTTATACTGAACAATCTCGCATCTGCTCGGAAGCGGCGTATAGATGCCGGACACTGCTCCGAACTCATCAAACACGGGGCAGACAAAAGCCGTGTTGTGAACGTCAAGAATGGTGGATAGCCGGTAGAGAAACTGACTCCACGTCTGGAACTGGTTCGGGCCGTGTCTCAGCTTATTCTGAAGCGCCGGGTGGGCAGAACCCTGAATCTCGACCTTCAGTTTACTGATATGCGTTGCCCTTGCATCAATCGCCGAGCGGATCAGCTCAGACTCGTAGACTTCACCGCCGAACGAGGTGAACCTCGGCACGTAGCCGTTGAGCATTCTGAAAGTCGTGTCTGCCTGCGTGCCGACCTTCGGCTCCTTGGGGCGTGTGCCGAATAAAAATTCAAAAAGTCCCATGTCATCAATCCTCATTTCTGAGCTGAGTCCCCAGCTCAGCATAATACTTCTGCCGGACGGTCATCGCATCAAGCAGGGCCGCCGTACCGTCGATATGCAGGTTCGGCGACAGCTTAACGAGTTTCCCTCTACCCCTCTCAACGCTCATTTTAACGGCAGAATTAAGCAGGTGCATCTTCAGAAGATCATTGTCGCCGATGTGGATCCGGCCGTCCTCAAGAAGTCCCTGCGTCTCCTGAATGACTCCATACAAGTTCTCGCCCTGAAAGACATCGTCCATATGGAACCCGTACGCCGTCATGTCCTGCACGAGATACTGTGCAGAATATCTATCATAACCGACCTGCAGCGGATATATCTGATATTGCTCGATTAGATCCGTGAACCACCGATAACAATCATGATAATCCACGTAGTTGTCGCCGCTGGCTGAGAGCAGCCCTCGTTGGATATAGATGTTATAGGGCACACCGTCCCGCTGCGTCGCCTCGTCTATCTTCTCAGCCGGAAGCCAGAAGTGAGCGAGTGCGTACAGCTCGCCGCCTTTCTCGATGACGGCGACCGCCGCCGTGAGGTCACGGGTTTGCGAAAGGTCAAGTCCTGCGACACAGTAGCAGTCTCGGAAGTCTTCGAGCCGGAGCACATCACCACATGCAGCTTCGACAATGTTCGCCGGAAGCCATGCAAGCGAGCTATTCTGCTTCAAACAGCAGTATTTAGTGATAAACTCGGCCCTCTTGGAAAGCGAGCCTTCTGCGACTGCGATCTCCTCAAGCATGTAGTCCACGCTGACCGACACGCCGAGGTTCGGGTTGCTCTTGTGGAGCTCGCTGATGTCGTCCCACTTTTCAACATCATCAATCATATACAGGAGTGGGAGAAGCCTCTTCTCTTTGGAGTCGCCCATCAGGAACCTTGTTGACCGCTTGATTAATTCGTCATAAATTGAGTCGTTCTCATAACCGGAAGTTGTGCACGACAGCAGCAGGCCCTCAGGTCGTGCGCCCATGCCGGACTTCATAACTTCGTATTGCTTCAGACCCTTATCGCCTCGCCATGCAGCGATCTCATCACAGACGGTCAGCGAGGGATTGAAGCCGTCGCTTGACTTGCTGTTGAAGGCGATCTTCTTAACAGTGCTGTTAGTGCCGAGGACCGCAAGGTCTGTCTGCCGGTGCCGCACCAGCATCGAGTCATCATGGACTTTCCTGTGCTGGGTATCCTTAACAAGGGACAGCTTCTTGAGCTCCTTCCACTCCGGATCGAGCTGGACCATCTGCCAGATGCCATTATAGATGATGTCCGCCTGGTCGAACTTCGGAGCGATGCAGAAGATTCTGGCGCCGAAACCGCCCTCAACCTGAAAGATGTAATTGGCGATGGCGGAAGCCAGCAGGGACTTGCCGTTCTTTCTGCCGATCACGAGGAGGATCTCGCGGAACTGCCGGTGGCCGTCTTTGTCGACAATGCCGAAGATGATAGAGGTCATTGCCTTCTGCCACAGCTCCAGCTTGAACGGCCCCGGAGCGAGCGGACCCTCGGTGTGGAAGCAGTGCGTCTCTATCCAGTCAATGGCTTTGCTGGCCTTCTGACCATCAAAAAAGAACTGCTTGTTTTGCAGTCCGTCGATTAGATACTTATATAAAAGCTGGATAAACTTGCCAACAATGAAGGAGCCGTTCTGGATCCCCTGATAGTACTGGCAAATCCAATTAACCGCGCTCAAATCATCCCTCCTTGCGGCAATGTTCGCCCACGCGAGCGAAAGTCCGCGAAAATTACCTCACCCCGCCGGTCCTTAGGCTCTCCCGGCCTGTGCCCGGACAGGGGGGCGGTCGTCCCGCGTAATCACTCTGCCAAAATCATCTATTTTGAACCGCTTAGCGCCTGGCTCATGGATGCGGTTGTGACAGTCCAAACAGACCGCCTCAAGATTGTCAAAGCCCAGCGAAATGTCCGGGTCACTCACGTTGTCATCAGTCAGCGGTCGCTTGTGGTGCACGATAACTGCCGGAGTGATCCGCCCGGCCCGCATGCATTCCTCGCACAGCCTGCCCACCCGGACAAGGTACGTCTCCCGGCAGGCCGCCCACTCTCTTGACTTGTAAAACGCCCTGCGTACGCCGTAGCTCATATGCACCTCCCCGCCAATGCGAGAAGACCGCCAGCACATGCGTCTGACGGTCTCCCCGGGTTTTAACAACTATCTTTAGAAAGGAGTGACAAAGAAATGAAAGCGAAAGGCGGCGCCCGGCCCTGATCCCGGGATCGC